CTCATCGTGCAGATCAAGGCCCTGGCCATCCGCGAGTTCGAGGGTGCCCTCAAGAGTCTGGGACCCTCGTTTCGCCTGAACGCGCAGACCTGGCTGCTGCAGTCTGACCGCAGCGCCAATGCCATCAAGCTGCTACTGGGACCGCTGGTCGGTGCGCAGGACCAGATGCTGATCGTCGATGCTGGCCGCAACCGGCTGGCGTGGCACAACATCACTGTCTTCGACGCGTCGCGCATGCGCGACATGTGGCGCCTGCCGCACGAGCGCGGCTGAGCAATCAGGCGGCCGCTTCTCCGACCGAGACCGTTGCCGAGAGGGAAAGGATGTCGAGAGGCAGGGGGGCAACCTGCTGGATCTCGATGCGCGTGGCGGGATCAAAGTCCGACGCCGGCAGGATTGCCACGTCGCCCGAGCGCAGCGGTGGCGCCGCGTCCATCGGATCGGTGGCCTCGCGGCGCAAGAGCGGCTCGGCCACGCCTTTACCTGCTATCGTGGCCTGACCGCCGATCGACTGATGCAGGCGGACATACAGATGCGTCACCCGGCGCGTTCGTCCTGGCCAGAAGGTTCCGCCCAGGACATCCAGCCTGAGGGTGCGCACCCGGCTTTGATAGGCTAAGCCCGCCCAGACATTCATGGCCGGGCGCTCGAGCGAGACAGCGCCGCCCGAGACGATACGCTCGGGGTGCACTGCTCCGTCGGCGACAATCGCCACGCGCGCACCTTCGAGGTGATGCAGCCCCGATAGCGCCGAGACCGGCGCGCCACGATAGCGCAACGCGCTGTCGAGGAAGCCCATCTCGTCACGGTCTTGCGGGTTGGCGGGTTCGAAAGGCGGGGCCAGGATCTCGATGAAGCGTTGCGCCTGTCCGTCAATGGTGCGCCGGATGATCATCCAAAGATCATCGGTCGCAGCGCTGGCCGAGGGACACGCTGCAATGCTCTCGATGTGACCACCGAAATCATGTCGCGCCCAGGCATAGAGTTGCTGCTCGGGCCGATAGGTCAGCGACAGGACCTGACCATCGGCACGCAGAGCCCACAGGACTGACAGCGGGTTCCTGGCCCAAGCCAGCCTTGTGACGGGGCTTGTCCGGGTCAGGTGTTCGGCCAGTTCGGTGAGGTCCGTTGCCTGATAGCCGCCGGCATCGGGCCGTGATGCCAATGCCACGATGCGCCGACCGGACCGGTTCACGAACAATGTTTCAAGTCCGACCTTGACCGGTTGGGCCGACCCTGCCCCCTCGCCCGATTGCGGAACGATGCGGGTGTTCGACGGGGTCATCGGGTCTCCCAGACCTCCGCCGAAGGCTGCGAATTCCTGTGCAAGCGTGCCAATGAGAAGGTCGGAGGCCGAGGTCAGCCAGCGCACCGGATCGGCCTGGTTGGCCGCAATGTTGTAGGCGATCGTCTCGTCGTCGCGCGTCCCGGGCAGGAAGTTGGTGAAGTCGGCAGAGGCCGAGGCCCAGAGGCCGAAGGGCTGTGCGCGCGTGTTGGCGAAGACCAGGCGCTGCTCGTGAAGGGCTACACAAGCGGGATAGCCCCGCGCTGGCGAGAAGGCGCCCTCGGCCCAGAGCCAAGTCGCGAAGCGTCGGGCCGTCCCGCCACCGGCACTGCTGGAGGGCGCTGCTGCCCCGACGAGGTCGAAGGTCAAGGCGGTCACATTCGTGATCTTCCAGTCGCCATTCGCGCCGGGTACGCCCTCGATGGCAACAACGTCGCCCTCATCGAAGCCATGGCCAGGTGCCGTCACGCGACAGCCTGCCCCCGTGCCGGCCGTGGCCGTGATGGCGCGGGGTGCCGGTACGAAGCCTGCGGGCAGATGCGTCAGCGCGGTCGCCCGCATGGTCCTGGCGTCGAGCCAAGCGTCCAGCCGGACGATGGCCCAACGCGAATGCAGGTAGCGCCATTTCTTGCGGTTGGCCGCGCCTGCAGGATTGTCCCACGCATCACCTTCGGTATGTGAAGGGGACACAGTGCCTGTCTGCGTCCCGCTGCCAGCATCGGCGAGGGCGTAGACATGGCCGTTGCTTGAGACCTGCAGGCCCGGCGTCGCGGAGATTGTCTCGCCGGGCGCCCAGGGGCTGACATTGGGGTCGGCGAAATAAAGTTCCTGCAGGCGCAGCGTGCTGCCGACATGGGCTGACGTGAAGATCGGCATCGAGGCGCGCAGCGTCAGTTGTGCTCCGGGCTCGTTTCCGGATGCATCGGTGCACATGACACGTCGCATGTCGTCCGGGTTCTGGGGCGCGAAGGGACCGCGCGCCAGCGGCAAGGGCGAAAGCGTCCATGCATCGTGGCCGGTGCGTGTCAGCGTGTGTGGCGGATAAGCCGAATGGACCAGATAGAGCACGTCAGCGGATTGTGCGTGGCCTATGGCATCGAGGTCATCTTCGCGCCATGGGGCTGGCACCTCGTGGATCCTGGCCACGGTTCCACCGCTGATCCATGCCGGCATGGCAGTGGCGTCGATGCCAGCGAGCGCGAAACTGTCTGCGTTGGCGTCCGTGACCGTGAACTCGCGATTGTTCAGCGCGCTCATGCCCCGGATTCCGGTCACAAGGATCCGGTCCCCGTCCGTGAGGCCGTGGCCGAAAACCGTCAGACGTGCCGGGTTGGTCCGGTCGACATGCATGATCGGACGGGGCGCGTAGGTAACCAGCGCACCGTCCTTCCAGACACGGATGAAACCGTCACCGAATTCCAGCATGTAGGCCTGGATCGTCGAGAATACGAAGGGGATCAAGCGGCTGCGTCGTTCATTGTCCCTGAGGCGACCGGCATAGCGGGTGCCGTGGCGACGCATGAGGCCCCCTTCGGGGCGGACGATGAAATTCTCGATGCATTCGGCGCCGCTTGCGTATTTCTGCAGATCACTGCGGCCATAGAGGCGTGGCGATAGCTCGCCACCAGAGAACGAGAACTGGTGTGAGGCGAAGCGCATGTCACTCGGCTCCTTGCATGTTGACGAAACCCGGCTCGAACCTTGCGTCGAGCCAGGAATTGCGGGGGCTTCGGATGGCTGTTCCTTCATCGCTGTCGCGTGCGCGGGCCAGGGCCAGTTTTTCGCGGTAGAGCTGGTACAGGCTGGCGGCGCGGGACGGACTGTCGGCAAGCTGGACGGCCAGGTCGGCGGCCAGGCGCGTGACGAGTGCGTCGGTGAACAGGACGTCGAAGCTCATCGGATTGGTCACGCGGGCGGTGTAGGTGATGCGCAGTGGCGGTGCGGCATCGGCGAGGATGCGACGGCCCTCGATTTCCCAGCCGCGCGGGCCCGCCTCGTGCACGGTGCGCACCAGCAGGCAGTCCACCGGCAGCAGGAAGGCGGCTGCGTAGCCGAAGGGCGGCGGGCCGTCGAGCGCGGGAAGCGTGGTGCGGCGGGATGCGAAGTTCCAGTCATAGCTGCGCAGCACGGCATCGCGCGCGTAAGGATAGCGCCGCTTGCAGGCGCGCGCGGCCTGAACCGGTTCGTCCAGCGAAACGATCTCGGCGCCGCGCCCGACTTCGGCGAGGGCCAGGTTGCAGATGGCAACTTCGGAATATTCTCCCAGTACGGGCATGGAGTGGCTCCTGTTCCTGAATGGCAAGGGGATGCCTCCCGGCCGGGGCACGGCCGGGAGGCGCGCTGGTTGGGCTAACTCTGGGCGAAGTAGAGATCGATGATCAGGTTGCCTGACGCCGGAAGTACGCCGGCCGTGATCGCAAGCTGGACTGTCTCATCCGCAGCCAGCTTCCCCGCCTGTGCGCCGACACGGCCGAAATTGACCGGCGTGTCGACGAGCGTGTGCACACCGGCGAGGCGGTAGCGGTTGACCATCGCCGGGGTTCCGATCGCGATCTGCGCGGCACCCAGCGAAACATCAGACGTGATCGTGCCACAGAGAAATGTCTCGCCGGCCGAAGGCATCGCCAACACGATCCTGTCGGCCGTGGTCTGTGCTGCAAGCGTGATCCTCTCGCGGTACACCCGCACGCGACCGCCTTGCACGCTTCCATCGACGAGGCCGGGCGGCGTGCTCCCGAGCGGCGCCGTGTAGTTTCCAAAAAGTGTAGGCATTGTGTTGTTCTCCTTGTCCGTTCTGGTTATTCGAGGCAGGCGATCTCGACGATGCCGGCTTCCTGCATGCGGGTTGCACCCGCGGACATCGAGTAGAAGACCTGCATCGCGTAGTTCTTGTCGGGGCGCTCGGTGATGCGGGCTGCGGGCTCGAGACCCATGCCCAGCACGACCTGGTCGCGCTGCCAGGCAATGCATGCGCGCTCGTTGCCCGTGATGAGGGGCAGGATCTTGGTACCGTCGATGCGTGTGCCGTCGACCCGCAGGAACCGGAAGCCGAGGAAGGTCTCGAGTTCGCCATGCACCAGCGCGCGCACGGTGTTGAAGTCGGACGAGGTGACCTGGGTCGAGCCCAGCAGATCCTCGAGTTGGCGCGAGGTCACCGCAATGAAGCGCTCTTCGCCATCGATGTCGGCTGTGTCGAGCGTGCGCTTGGCCGACATCAGCTTGGATACGGTCAGGCCCGTGGCTGCTGCCGGGATCTTCTGGGAGCCAGGCAGAGTGACTGCCGTTGCGCCGTTTTCGCCGGTGAAGGCCGTGCCGCGCATCGCATCGACGATGACTTCGTCAACTGCGCGGCCCATCGCGTTGGCAGCGCTGAGCGCATAGGTCGATGTCGGATCGATCAGGAGCCGCAGACGGTCCTCACGATCGATGAGGTCGGCCCAATCGAAATCCTCGATGGCGCAGCGGCGCCGTGCGTGGGGCGTCTCCATGCGCGGGGTGTCGGAATGGCGTGACGAACGCCTGCGGGCCGCGGTGGCGCCGATCTGATCGAAGAAGGCCTGCTTGCCGTTGACTGTCTCGAGCCGAACGGCGTTCCGCAGCTTCGAGCCCTTCTGCTGGGCGAGTAATGTGACGTTCGCCGCGTACTGGCTGACGAAAGCCGTAGTGATTTGTGTCGACATGAATATGTCTCCGCAATTGACTGTTTCTGTTTGGATTTCCGGGCGGAGGGGGTGCCTGACCGCATGGCGG